CAAATCGCCAAGAAGGTATCCTTGTTGCAAAGATTAGCTCCTCGCTTCGCCTTGTGGTGGATGTCTGTTGCTGGTTGTCCGCAGATTTCACAGAACGGATGAAGCATCATATATTCTTTCCTTACAACCGAATACTCCTTGAGCCGACCTCGTTGCCTATCGGATATGGAATTGATCGGCTTATTTCTTTTTAGTCTTCCTCGCTTCATGTTCTTCAAAGTAATCCTGCATCTTCTGCAAGGCTTCCTCAATCTTCTCTTGTTCAACAATACCATCGCATCCAGCAGGGAAGTCATTCTTTCGCTTGTGCATTGGACTCAATGGGTAAAGTTTGAACGGCGATATATGTATTCGTAGCTTTCCAGAATCATCAAGCCCGATAAACGGATATAGGATCATTCCAAGAAAACTTTATAAATAACGCAAATAAAAATAACTGACAGCAGTAATAGCGTGTCAGGGCTTATCAGCGCGGATTTGTGCGTCTTCATCGCTGTATTGGATTTTGGAATACCTCTTGGAAAGTTTGTCCATATTCTCCTTGATCGTTTCATCCCGTGAGATTCCCACCGATTGGCGGAATCCTTCAAGGTAAAACTCAATGTCACCCAGTTCTTCGATGACATTAACTCGGTCGAGCGGCTTGCGATAGATGACGGCCTTTTTTACCGCATCTAGAAGCTCTCCAGCCTCACCGCAGATTCCCATAATCATGTGGATCGTGTGGCATTCGTTGCCTGTTAGTTCTTGTTTGATCTTATCCCCGTCTTTAACGAGGGCTGTAACGAAGTCTTCGTATTTCATTCTTCTAGTTTCTTGTTGATCCTAGCCAACCAATCGGAAGGCTCGGGTTTTGTTTCTGTTTGTCTGTCTTTCCAGTCGAGTCTTCTATCCTTGTTATATTTTGGGGGCATTATCTCGCAGATGATTTCAATCGTGGAAAATCTTGTCTTGCATTTGTCGCACTTGTGCCTGCGGCGAATCTTCGGCCCGTTGTAGTCATGCTCCAGAGAAACGATAGTCCGCTCTCCAGCAACGCGAGAGTCAACCACTTTTGTTTTAGAGTGGCAGTTCGGGCAGTTCATCGTGTGGCATCCATTCTATTGTTGACTCCTTTGAAAGAACCTCGGTGCGGATTCTGTCTGGAGATATACCAATCATATCGCAAGCTGACTCGTAGAATTTAGTGTTGAAGAATTCCTTTGCAGTTCTCTTGACTTCTTCCCGTTCATTTTTCGGGCAAGCTGACGGAACCTTTTTCCTAACATCGTCCACGGCGTAAAGAATCATTCCAACTAGAAACTTTACTGTTGGTAGTTCTTGATCCGATATTTTCATTTTACCTTTTTCTTCAGAATTTCGCAGATCGAATCAACGGCTTCATTGCGATCAAATCCGAGTGCCGATGTCACAACTTCACACCAGACTCCATCAATCTTTACCTCGTAGCTAGTGCGCTCGCAGTCATCATCGCTTGAGTCGTAGGAGCGAAGCTGAAAGCCAAGGAACGATTGGTCTGGCGGATAAGCCTGCTCATACCTCATGCGAGCTACCTCACCCTCGGCGAGCATTCGGAGATATCTTTCATTCCGTAGTTCGGCTCGCAAGGAATCAATCTCGCACATCGTCAGCAGTCCGGGGCTGGCTAGTTCTGGCTCATCGGCTGGACGGACATTATATTTCCAGCCTTCCTCGGATTCCGGCATAGACATTATGCAGGGTGTTTCGTATGTGTTCATACATCCAACTTGAATGCCACTTCATGTTGTGTCAACATTCAAATTCTATGAAGCCAGAAGAAAAAATTAAAACCTACCTAGAAGAATCTATTCGACTCATCGAGTCCGCCATGATCTACACCGCGAGAGATCAGATCAATTATGCTGCAGATGAAATTGATCTTGCCAACGAGAAGATCATGCAGGCATACGCAATCGCCCGTGAGTATTCAGACTTGTGATCGCTTCTTTCTGGGATCACTCAGGCAAGCCGTCAGTATTTGTCGTGAAAGAAAACGGCGAGGAAATATATCGCGGCCCTTTCAAGCGCGGATACGAAATCGTTGAAGAGAAGACGGAATACTGTCGAGCGAAAAAAAGATTGGACAACCTGACGAACGAGTGTAGAGTTTGAATTGCTGTAGCAATACAGCCGTCCGTGTGGAAACGGATGCCAACTGAAGATTAAATCGAAACCTAAATATATCACCCTTCCGCTACGGAATATTTCCACCCGACAATCAATCGGTCTTCAACCGTAGCGGGGGGTGGCCCCTCTTGAATTTTATGAGTAAGTCAAATCTTTTAATTGATGAAACGCCGCTGGTGTTTCAGCCTAGCCTAGCGAGAGCGATAGGTTTGTCAGAAGCGATAGTTCTTCAAACGATGCACTACCTTTGCTCCAATAAAAGGTGTGGGAGAATCGTGGATGACAAGCGGTGGATTTACAATTCATACAAAGGATGGCAGGAAGAGTTTTTCCCATTCTGGAGTGAGCGAACAATCGCTGATGTTTTCCGTGCGCTTGAAACAATGGGCTTGGTTAGATCGCAACAATTGGACATCAAACAAGGCAAGGCGATGAAGTATTACACGGTCAGTAATGTTGCAAAAACCCTACTGACAAGTGAGCGTTTTATCCATCTGGAAGATTCTTCCACATGGGGGGGGATGCTCCAAGATTTGCCAGATGCCATGCTCCAAGATTTGCCAGACCATCAGGCAAAAAATGGACGATCCGCGCGCGCGTCTAATATATCTAATATAACAAAGACTCTAACAAAGGATGCAGAGAAAACAGAAACTCTGAAAGTGATTGATGAAAATAAAATCCACCCTACGGAAAAACCACAGAGTGGGAAATCAAATGACTCTGATTTTGAAACCTTCTATTCTTCCTACCCGAAGAAAGTAGCCAAGCCGAATGCACGGAAAGCATGGGACAAAAACAAGTGCAAGTTGGAAGAAGTCCTGCCAGCCCTAGAGAAGCACAAGAAAACTTGGAACGATCCTCAATTTATTCCACACCCTGCTACATGGCTTAACCAACGCCGATGGGAGGACGAGACTATTGTTAAACAAGATTCTTCCGCGCCGAAAGGTAGGATGACACCAGCAGAAGCAGTGAAACAAAACGGATGGACAGACGAGTTCTGGGCATGGCTACATTCAACCATGGACAGAACGGACATTCAGCGTGACTACCTCACCACGGTAGAAGACCGCTGGCTAGTCGAGTTCATCGCATTCAAAAAAACCAACGGATATTTTTAATTTCTGTTGACCAACCAAAACAAACCAACCAAAGTAATGAAACCTATGAAACACATGACCCGCAAACTTGCAGGGCTTCAATATAAATACGCCAGTCAGATGACATGGCTCTACATCAAGCGGGAGTGGTATATGCTTCTCCTCATTTTCACATTGATTCTGGACAACTGCATTAAATTTATTCTTCGGAAATAAACCAACACACGCAAATGAACGAATCAGGACATTATTACGACCTCGCAGGCAAAGCAGTCTTTGAGGTTCCGAACAAAACAAAAGGCGGTTATCGCAAAACAACTCTCCGAGACGCAAAAGGACTCGGTTTACTGCCGTCAGTAACAACAATCTTCAAATGTTTGGCTTCTCCAGAGCTAGACAGGTGGAAGCAACAGCAGGTGTTGATGGCAAGCCTTACCCTCCCTCGCCAGCAGGACGAGAGCGATGAAGATTACTGCTCCCGCATTATGGCGGACGCATTCAAGCAGGTTGACGATGCAGCAGACCTCGGCACACAAATCCACAAGGCGCTAGAGAATCACTTCCAAGGCGAGGCATACGATCCGGCGATGGAGTGCTATGTCTCGCCAGTCAAGAAGTGGGTTGAACACAATAGAGTAACCTTCCTAAAGCACGAACTGCGATTAGTGAATCCTGAAGTCGGCTATGCTGGAACAACAGATGCACTCATCGAGAAGGATGGTGTGTTGCATATACTCGATTACAAGAGCCGCAAGACCAAACCAGATTTCGAGATCAAGCCTTGGGCAAAGGAGCCAATGCAGATCGCGGCGTATGCCAAGGTTGCTGGCGCAGTAAGGGGAGTCAATCTTTACATCTCGACAACCGAGCCGGGGCGTATCGGGGAGGCTTGGTATGACGAGAAGACTCTGAACGAAAACTACGAAGCCTTCACCCACATCTGCAAATACTGGCAGTTCTCGACAGGCTACCAACCCCCAAAGAAATAATATGACAAGAAAAGAAGTATTGGAAAACCAACTAGAAGAGATAATGGATTCTTTTGATTTCGATCAAGTCCATGAAATAATGACAGCCTTAAATTGGAACTGGGTAACAACCGAAAAAGTAGGGATACCTGATAAATACGAACTCCGAAGGGAGGCAAGGCGGTTGATGAAACAAGCAATAGCTGGCGAGGATTGCGCTACCGGAGGTTTCTCTGCGCGTGTTGCTGACGGTGTAGATGAAGACGGCCCGTGGACAAAACTTCACTTGTTTTTCGGGCTTGACACAATACACGATGGCGAATCGCACGAATGAATATGGAAACAGAAAACGAAGAACTGAAAAAAGAAATCGCATCGCTTAAACGCAGGCTAGCATCAGCTCTACAGCAGAGGGATGAATGGGCAGTCAAGTATGCGAAGGTGATGGAATCTTTACCCCAAGAAAAAAAATCTTAAAATTTATTTTGACATTGCCGATAGAAGAACTAATCTGAAGTTCCAATGAACACACAATCTGAAAACATCGGCGACCTCGCAGCCGCTCTAGCAAAGGCTCAAGCGGAGGTCGGAACAGTCCACAAGGATTCCGCGAATCCATTCTTCAAATCAAACTACGCTTCTCTCGCGGCGGTTTGGGAAGCAACTCGCCCCATCCTGTCAAAGCATGGATTGAGTGTTGTCCAACTTCCATCTCACGACGAGGCTGGATACTATGTCGAGACCATGTTAATGCACGGGTCGGGACAATGGATCAAATCACGCACATACATGAAGCCAGCGAAGGACGATCCACAGGGAATCGGTTCGCTCATTTCGTATGCTCGCCGATATGCACTCCAAGCTGTCACGATGGTATGCCCTGACGACGACGATGGAGAGGCGGCAATGGGTCGGAACAGCAATGCTCCACAAAAGCCCGTAGAATCACCGAAGCCTGCCGTTAAGGCAGAGCCAGCCAAGCCGCAGGAAAAGAAGCCTACAGAGGCTCCTAAAGCAAAAGAAACGGCATCTAAATTCAACGGAGAGAATCATCAGGCATTATTCCAAGAACTGATGAAGCTAGGTTACACGCCAGAAGAGTTCCTTGAGGCTCACAAATGGGCCAAAGACGAGCGTGTTCCTGCCAAGGCGAACGACTTCTTCAAGATGAGCGACAACACTTCATCACTATTCCTTTTCGATGGCATGGATGCTATCAAAAAAACAATCGTAGCTTACAAGGCTATCGCAGAGTAACCTAAACCAAATAAAATATATGGCTAAAGAAAACAGCGGATTCCTGTCCAAAAACAAGTATAAGAAAGAAGAAAAGCACCCTGATATCAAGGGTAAAATCAATGTCGGCGGCAAGGACTACGACCTCGCCGGATGGGAAAAGACAAACGACAACGGGAAGTATTATTCCCTGAAGCTGTCCGAGCCTCGGACACAACAGCAACAAGAAGCATTCTAACTTTGTGCGGCAAAGTGGGCGGGGGTTAGTGGTTTTTCCCCCGTCCACACGCACACAACTCCTATGGAATATTTAGTCCTAACCAAGCCGATCAGTGCTGACCACTACACATTCGGAAAGTTTTTCCGAAATGAAGACGAGGTTGTTGACTACATCCAGTCAACCCCGCAGGATAAATTTCAAAGGGATATTAGGGTAATCGCCGAAGCGAATTGCAAGATCACTCACGATTTCGATGACGAGGACTTGCTGGATACCTATGTGGATATTCGCGCCACAGCTTTAATTGATGAAGAAAACGAATAACGACTCTTTCCTCGGACTCTATGTTACCAACGACATTAAAAAATCGCTGGAGAAAATAGCAAAGTCCGAACACCGAAGCCTTTCTGGTATGGTTCGCGTTATTGTCGAACGATACTTGAATAAACAAAAACCAAAATAAAAAACCAACACAATGACAACACTCAAAGGTACATTCAACACACCCAAAGGAATAATCGAGCGCAATCAATTAGCGGAAATGCTTTCTGCTAAATATAAAACAGATGTTAAGACGGCACTTCGTCTTATGAAAATCTGCGAACAGGATGATGAGATCGACGAGGACTCTCCAGCAAACCACTTTCAGTTGTTGGAGGAGGCATGTGCCATCATTGCCTTTGATCGTGGAGACATCGACGCAAAGGAGATGAAGATGACATTAGTAAAAGAAGAAGTGAAGCAGGGGACAGAGGAGAGCATTCTTGAGGCAGCCGTAACAACAGGTATGCACAATGGGTATACTGCCCTCGCCGAACGCTACGAGTTCAACAACTTAACTCAATTTACGCCACGCGAAGGAGTTATCCCATGCCCAGAGGACTATGCGGCGGCAATCGGCCTCGGCGTGGATATGTCGAGCAAAGGAATGTGGCTGGCAGGTGAAGGTATCCGCCACCTGTATGCTCTCGGATACGAGAATGTTGTCACCCAAATCGCGGCCAACCTAAACCTATCTTACTCTCATGTCTCGGCATGGGCAAGGACAGCACAACGCATTCCAATCAAGTATCGCAACGAGATTTCTCCAACCGTAGCAGTCGAGATTGCTTGTTCTAAATACTCGGACAATGAGAAAGAAAACAACAAGAAGGTTCTTGAGCTAGTAGAGCAAGCCTGTAAAGAGGGCTGGACGGCCCTAGAAGCTCGCAGCCATGTCCGCATGGAGCAAGGCAAAGAACCGCTAGGTAAGGCTCCAAAGCAAGCTCCGTGGATCAAGGAGTTCGGTTCTGCTGAAGAGTTGTTGATCGTTGCCAGCCAATACAACATCGGCGGTGGAGCAGGCGAGCTAGACCAATATCATTTCGTCGGTAAACTGGTGAAGATTTTCCACCAGCTACGCGAAGAAACTCGTTCGGCAATCAAGCTCATCATCGGCGACCGAATGAAACAACACGAATCGCTAGAGAAATCCGGCAAGGCTGGCTTGTTTGATGAAGATACCATTCAAGAACTGAAGAAACTTTCCAAATGAAGACAAATAAAAACAAAAGCAAACAAATTGAAGTGTCCGAGACAGGGCCAATGGGAGAAGCTGGAGAACTCGGAACCATGTCGTTGAAAGACATCGCCGCAAGCATCCAGAAGACAATCGAGTTAAACGATAGCGAACTTGAGGACAAAGACGGAACGCCTCTTGGCTTCCAGTTCCCGAAGGAAGTCATTGAGAAATTTGATGAGGCTCGTTTCCTGTGCCTACTTACAGACGCATACCTTACATCGTTTGCGGAGTTCTTTAAGGGCGACCAGAGCATTCAGACATTCCTAGAAAATCTTGACAAGCTAAAGTCTGGCTTGAAGTAATGCACACTCTTAACGCATCGGTTCCTCAACATATCTATGGCCGTGTAGAGAAGGAGATTCTTTACGGCCTGAATATGGAAGAGGGAACGGAGCCGTGCGTAATAACGGGCGTTACATCTATACCTAGTCGCGCCTTGCATTTCAGCATCCTGTGCGAAAGCGGAGCGCAATGGGCAAGGATTCCTATTCACTATCTTTACCACGATAAGCCGGAGGATAAATACCACCCGCTGGAAGACCTGCAAATGTGGGACTGCATGGGGTGGGAGTTCAGCGTCTGCCAGTATTCCTATTTCCGAGAGATGTCCTGCACCTTCCGTAACAGATCAGGCAAAGAGATTCCGGCTAGGTATTGGTTCACGCTAGACCATACCGACAACGGATATAGTCTATCGCCTGTTCAGCATAAGTGCTACCACCTACTTCTTCTGGAGGATGGAAGTTCGCAGATCGCGGCCATGCCTAACAACAGGATTAGGTGGCATGATCCGTCATTCGCGAATAGCAAATCCCCTTTGCCAGCATACAAAGTCATGGCGAATTTGACTTGGCATTGCGAGTCTCCTAGTCTAATCAACCCGCAAGATACTGCGATTACACAAGATGCCTAAACGAAAGAACGGAGAACTGACAGAGGGAGAGAAGCGTTACTGCATGGAGCGGGTTCGTGGTAAGAGTTTGGCTAAAGCCTACGAAGCCGCAGGGTATGCCGCTACACATGGAAAGTATGCGGCAATCCGTGGAGCGAAGATTGAAAACCGCCCTCATGTTCAGCAGTATATGGCTGAATTGCGTGAATCTGTATGGGTTCAGAATGCCATGTCGATTGCCGAGAAGCGTTCTTTATTGGCTGATGTAGCGAGAGCCAAGCCGCAGGACATAACCGAGGAAAGCCCTATTGCTTCCTTGTCCGTGGATGGGGAGGGTAATCGTAGTCTGCAAGGCCCAAAGATCGGTGACAAACTAAAAGCTATCGAGTTAGACAGCAGGCTTTCCGGTGAGCTTTCTAATGACGAGCAGAGGAACCAAGTTTTGATTCAGTTGGTCAATGATAGGTTGGAAATACCTAGCATGGGGGAGGTGAAGGAACTTGAAGAGTAATAAGAAAATAGCTTTTTACTTTGAAGAAACAAACTCAAAGATATGCGCTAAATGTAGAGAAACAAAAGACGCATCTATGTTCTTTAAGCATAGCAGCACATCTGATGGATTTCATTCTTGGTGTAAATCGTGTTGTAAAATTGGGAATAATAAATCAAGATTAAAATTATACTCTACATTTGATGGTAGAATTAAAACATTTCTATCAAGTTGTAAGAAATCATCTCAAAAAAGAAATCAAGAATTTAGATTAACAAGGCAGGACTTTCTTGATATGTGGAAAAAACAATCTGGGATGTGCGCATACACAGGATTGAAGATGGATTTAGCTCCTAATACATGCTTTTCAGTTTCAGTAGAAAGAATAGATAGTAATATTGGATACATACCAGAAAATACAATACTTACAACAATGGCGGTCAATAGAATGAAAAGCAACTTTAGTGCAGAATTTTTTTACAAAATGTGTAAAGATGTGACAATCTGGCTATCTGATGAAAATTTAGAAAGAGATGTAGATTTTATTAAAAACTAATTATGAAAAAGACAAATGGATTATGGAATGCTATTCACGAAAAACGAGCAAGGATCGCGGCTGGTAGCGGAGAAAAGATGCGGAAGGTTGGGGCTAAAGGCGCACCTACCGCGAAAGCGTTTAAGCAGTCAGCGAAGACTGCGAAGAAGTAAAGGCAAAAGGGGATTGGTTTTTAGCCAATCCCCGTTTTGTTGTGTGTTCTGTTTATATTTTGCTGGAGTATGCTTTTAGCAGGCAGATTATCTTGTCTGCTTCGGACTCATTGAAGCGCCAGACATTGCCTATCGGAAGTCCGATTTTCTGCTTGAGCCTGATTATCTGTTCAACTTTCCTGCTCATCCCGCTTGATGCGCGTGAAGACATTCTCTCCTCCCTTCCGTTTGTATGCCAGAACCTTTCCGCATTCGGAGAGG